ATGAAAAACATTGCAGCTATAAAACGTAATAACCGCAAGATTCACGCTCGTAAGTTCCTGTCTACGCCAGAGGGAAAAGCCTGGCTAGAGCGTAAACAGCGAGAGAACGAAGAAAGAAAACTCCTTAGTGAGTTGAAATGGCTTAAGGATTGAATCACCAGTAGGCGCATAACACATCCAGCAATCAAAGATGTGTTTGTGCGCCTGATAGTGAAATTATTAAAGTTTTTTAGTTAATGTAGCCATTGCATGAACGATGATCGCTAGTGAATCGATTTTATCTCGAGGGGTAAAATAGATGAGGTATATGATGGTAACAATTACAGCTAAAGTAATTGTGGTTCTGCAGGTTTTTAAAATGGATAAGATAAAGCGCATAGATACCCCCTATTGATTTAACAACAACAAGGTATCATTTATTTTTTATTGCATGCAATGTGCAAATTTTCACATATAATAGCTTACTATTCACTTTGCATGGTGTCAACAAGATGATGTGTTGTTTTGTTTGATTTGTTCAAGATAATATTTCATTTTCTCATCTATATAACTTGTGTTTTAGATAATTTCACTAATTGTAAAAGTTACGTATTGCTTAATAGCTGCCTTTTTATCTGAAATCGGCGCAAACGTGATCAATGTTTAACGCGAAGATCAGCGCCGTCAGGTCCACGCGGCGACAATTCTGAAATATCAGGAGGCATTACGCTTCCTGCTCTTTCTTGATACGTTGCACCGTCTGTGTGCTGACACTGAAATCTTTTGCTACGCTCCGAATTGATCCACCATTCGCGAGAGCGGCAACAATTCCCGCTCGATCAATTGCTTTTCCATTACCACGTTTTGCTATACGTCCAGCGGCCTTAGCTGCGGCGATCCCCTCACGCTGCCGCTCAAGCATCATTTCACGTTCCATTTGTGCCACTGCTGCAAGCACTGTGAGCATCATATTCCCTGCGGGAGAGTTCTTCCCTGTCTTAAAGTCTTCTTTATGGAAATGCACAGACACGCCGCGCTCTGTTAATTGCTCAACCGTTGCCAGTAGGTCGGCTGTATTACGGCAAAGTCGATCAATGCTGTGAACATGCAAAACATCACCTTCCCGCACATAGTTCATCATTGCCTCAAACTGTGGGCGCTGGGTATTCTTGCCTGACGCTTTATCTTCAAAGACTTTATCAAGAGTTACTCCAGCTAATTGACGGTCTGTGTTTTGTTGGACAGTCGATACCCTAATGTATCCAATATTAGCCATTTTCATTTTCCTTCTGTGTTGATTTGTGTGTAGTGATTATTGATCGTGTTGATTAGGTGTGTAAAGGACTTTTTTCACTACGAAATTCGAAGGTTTTTAGTGTGGTGATTTAGCCTGCTTTATCACTACACGTCTTGCATGAGAATCATGTAGTTACGTTTTGGTAAAATTAGCAAGCTATTAAATAGTGTGTTTATTTTGAAAAAATAATTTTTTGTTGCATTAAAGAAACTTGTTCGACAAATGATAGAACGTTTATTGAGCAACAATTTTGCAGTGATGCGCTATATGCCGCATTACACAAGGCGCAGCGAAAGTGATGTAAAAGTGAAGAAAGCTAACATTGCACTTTTAAGCTACTTTTCATTGAATTTTTACGTAGGAATTACATAAGGATTAATCATCAATTAATCTTGAATTTAAGCCTGTTTTAGATGTTTAATTTTGGTAGCAAGAAACACTTTTAGAAGATCATTGCACAGATGTTATGTGATAAATGGATGTAACGGTAGGTCACTGTGAGCTAGGGGGGTAGGTCACTGTGAGCTAGGGGGGTAGGTCAATTTGAACCACAATAAGACTAACGATAATACTAATAATAAAACTAACTATTAAACTATATAATATAATTCTTTTTTATCTTTATAAGAATAATTATAGGGATACCCGTTAGGGAGTCTAACGACTATCCTTTAATCTATTGGCATTCGCCAGAACCTTGCACAAGTTAGAGTGTTAGTCGTTAGACTGCTTGTCATAACACATAGTTTTTTGTTTGTTGATGTTAGTTAGTAGATCTATGTTCGCTAATGCCGCTCACAACGAATATGTAATCTACTATGTGCAAATAGCCTACGGCTTGCGTAAGGCTAAATAGTCTTGCGCTGTGCGCAGAACGATAATTAACTAACTACCATCTAACGATTGAAATTTACTTGTGCAATAACCTGAGCGTAAGCGAATGGTTGTTAGTGTCTATGCGCTGTGCGCTTCAATAGTTCCATTGATGAGGCTTACGCCAATCTAACGATCATCAATCATCTAAAATAAATTTCTTGTGCAATGTTCTGGCGAATGCAATTAGAGTAGCGTTACCCCTTTGGGGATGCTAACGCATAACTATAGATCAACCATCAAACAGACAAAAAAGAAAAATATGGTTTAAAGATGTTAGGTAGTAGATGAGATTCTACCCCTTAAATAAGCCTCTGGCGAGCTAAACAGCCTCTACATAAGGGAATGTATTGTTTTTATCAAAACCTCGTTAGAACGCATTTTAGAGCGTTTTAGAGAATAAGGAAGAATAGGAGTACTCGTAAGAGCACGAATTGCTAAGACAAATTATAACATGCTGAAAAAGATCGATTTTTTTTGCGAAAAGGGTATTGACAAACGTCTCTTTCTGTGCAATAATAGGTATTAGAGGGACAGGAATAGATTCTTATCCTCTAAATAATTAAACCAATGCACCGCACTTTGAAGCCCAAGGCTTGCAAGGTGTCTTTTTCTTTTAACCAAATAGAATAGGAGGTTAATTAATGAAATATTTCACTCCACAGGATGTAGTAGAAGCCTGGAAACGTGGTGAGATCAACCGCTTTAAAGTAAGGATGTATAGAAACACCGCTCGCCGTTGTGGTTATCCAGAGCGTGAAAAATGCTTTGACGATGCACTAAAAATTATTGATGAACTGCGTAAGGCAGAAGCAGAGAAAGAATAATAACAGGAGAAGGAGAAAACTATGAGCGAAACCAAGAAACCAATTCCACGCACTTACCTACACGTTGACCCTGAAATTTTCAAGATTTTATTTGCTGAAGCCAAGAAAAGGCAAATTATGGTCAGTGATTTGATGTTAGAAATCATTACTGAAGCAGCAGAGAACATCAAACAAAAAAAGGGTAAGTGATCCTCATTCACTTTAGTAGCGCATTAAGCGTGATTTATAAGGAGATTTTTAATGATAAACCAGCCAACTTTTACAAAACACTATAACACGTTTGATAATATATCAAAGATTTACTCTAATGAATTTCCAGAAGGTAAGGTTTTAGATTTATTGCACATTGTTCTTTATTATAGATTTCTTAGTTATCAGGAAAATGGTCTTAATTGTTATGAAAGTCACGAAACATTAGCTAAGATTTTTAAGTCTTCACCATCAACAATTAAACGTAAGATAAACGATCTTAAAGAGATGGGATTATTAGAAACATCCCCACATCCTGATCCGTATATTTCATCTTTGATTTACAATGCTCTCCCTCTCACAGATGCACATATTACTCCCCCAGGAGAGTCATCACTACCTGATCCTTCTGAGAAAGAAAACGAATCTAATGAAATATTGAATGTTTCAGAAATCATCGTTGAAGAAGAAAAACAGGAATCAGAGTTCCCTGAGCGGCCCGAAATTTTTACTTGGCTTCTTTCCCTTGATAAGAAGAAACCACCGCACGAAGAAACAGAAGATTTTGTAAAACGAGCATTAGATTCAAAGAATATCTATCTTTGTGAAAATGATTTTGACTCTTTGATAATTGATCTCAAAAGTGAGAGCACAATATATGATTCACTACCCTTTTAAGGAGAATAAATGGCTTATAACATCACTATAGGAAACAAAACTATTGAAATAACTGAGAGCGGATACAACATTTTAAAATCTATTTTGGACATAGAGTTCTCACCCCCGACAGTGGTTAGCTTTTGTAGTTTAGGCGGCTACAGCGCACAACACGTGAATCATTGGTTAAACCATTTTACATCGTTCGGTGTGCTGGATTATGAAGGGATTAACAGCACTACATTTCGTCTTTTGAAATTAAACAAAGATTTTGAATTGTTTATCACAAACAATCAATAACAACAGATCGGGCAATACATATGGCAAATGCATTTATGGCGATATTCATCGTAACTATGGCATTCAGTTTTTATAATCCACATAAAAAGAGGGAAAATGGGAAGAAAGAAAAAGAACAACTTAAAACGTATTGAAAAAAACAGTAATTTCAATTCAACAAGACAACGTCCACCGACACATACCAATAACGAAATTCCAGGGGAAGAGATAATCTTTATTCTTGAAACAGAATCCCCTGAATTAAGTGATGAAGAATTAGAAATAATCCAATCAATGCCAGGCGTTTACTTTCGCCCAAGAACAAGAAAACAAACTATCATTTCTGATGGCACTCTGAAACGTTGGCAGCTTTTAGGGTTTAGCTCCTATCATCATTTTTTGGGATTTAACGCTTTCAATAATTGTGTAGGTGGTGCATCGGAAGTCGATCTGATGGCTCATTTAGAAGATACATTAGCTTCTAACAAACGTTCTAACTAATAAAATGATGGGTGTATGTATAAGCGCCCAATGAAAATATTCAAAAAAGGAAAAATAATGATTGGCTATATTCAAGAAACACAATTATTTCAGATGATCCTGTCTGATGCAAAAAACTATGCAGAGTTAATTCGGCTGGCAAAAGAAACAGAAGACTACGAAGCATTAGAGCGTTACCGTGATGAAGTGCTGACGCTCAAGACACCTTTTAACATCGTATTGAATATGATTAATGATGCATTACAAGGAGAAGCCGCATAATGGAAGAAGATATTAGCAATGCAATGGAACAACTTTTAGATCTGACTATCTCACTACAAACAAGAATAAATCAAGCCTATTCAGATTTATGCGATTACACGCTCTCTCAATGCGTTATTAGCTTAATGAAGGTGAATGTAAGCCTTGACGATTTTATCTCTCTGGTGAGCGATTTAGAGCTAATTGAGGACGATGCCAAGATGTGCACTCAAACCATCACAGACACCGCCAGCACGTTAAAGGCTGCAAGTGAAGAGATTCAGCAATTAGTAGATGATTTAGCAAAAAGTGCTATTTTCTCTAAATGATAATGAAAATCATTTGCATTTATAACGATTTCATTATATAATAATATTAGGGGTAGATAAAAAGGTTTTGACTGGTGTTAATCCTTCTACTGTCATAAATCCCTGCATATGGAAGGTGATAGCCTCAAAGGTTGAGTGGCATTAACCTCTAACAAATATTACCTTCCATCCCCTCAAGAAGTTTTAGAATAATCATAACTCCCTCTTTGATTGTTGATTGTTTCTACGTTGTGTTGATGAATGTTGTTAGGCATTGTGCTTAATTTTTGATAAAAGCGGGTAGGTGTTATCTCCTTGCCCTTCCCGCTCTTATTTTCATCTATGCTTATCCTAAAGCTCCTTATTTTGTCCGAAAACATTAAAGAGCCTTACACTGATAGTTATATTTTATAACTATTTACTAACATCATTAAACTCTTATTTAATGACAGAAGTTAGTAACAGAATAATCTATTAAGTTGTTGTCAAAAACAATCATCTGCATAGCGTTAGCCGCAAGCAGAGAGAGTTTAGCTAAGAATTGTGCAATAACCTTTGGAAATATTGATAGCAAAACGGGTTTTATAGACTGCAAATCTATAATCTTTGGTTGTAAAAAAGCTTTTTCTGAAACGGTAGATTACTGTTGGTGTAGTTAATCCCTATTAAAATTTAATCTGTGAGTAGATTGGAACAGTGATTCCTTAAAATCTGACTGGTGCATCCACACCATGAAAGATAGCGGTTAGCCACCGCGCCCCGAATAGATATTCCTGATTGATTCCGCATGTTTTCCTAAGAGCATGTTTTCAGGAATATCTGTTCACCCTTTAAACCTATCTTTAAGCATGTTTAATAAGCATTCTTAGAGATACGTTTAAAACCTCCTCAAGGTTTTACTTATCGCTGTGTATTGCCCGACACGTTAATAAATCCCCCTCGCTATTGTCAGATTGAACCTCTTATAGCCTGGGGGATTTATTAAATTCCAACATAATGGAATCGTTATATAAATGAAACAAGAAATTATCCTGAAATATGGCAATGAAAAGTTAACACTAACTGAAGATGTGTTGAATGCTACAGCCTACGCGCTTGGCATCACTCCCACAGAATTAAAGAAACAGTGTGAACGTCTTTATAAGGCTGAAAGCAATAAACCATCTCACCAAGATTTGATTAATGCTAAAGCTCAACAAATCAAACAATCTAAGGAAAAATAATGGCTATTTTAAAATTAAGCGATGTTTTCCCACATCGTAAAAGCATCACTGACGTAGTGAGCTATGCAACCGACCCTTACGCGGCTGTAGAAAGCAAAAAATTTGCAGCACTTGCACAAGATGTAACGTGCGGCGACCTCATTGATTCATCCGGCGCTAAATATGTTAGCGGCGCTGATGTTCTTGTCGTTGTGTCTGACTTCGTAACTGCTGATTCAAATAAAACAGTTAACGTGCTTCGTGCTAATGCCGGACTCGTTTGCATCAAAGCTGATGCCCTGAATGCCGAAGGCGCTGTAAAAGAAGCTGCTAAAGGCTTCCAGCTTGAAGGCTTCCACTCTGTTTTCACATCTTAAGAAGGAATAAATAATAATGATTATCGGAAATGAAGTGGTTGATCTTGCTCCACTGTTCGAATTAAACGACTCACGCAATTACCTACTGTCTACTCTGGATTTTACTGATCCTGTGCCTGTAGAAAGTCACAAAGTGGCTGTTTCCCAGCTTATCGAGAGCAATGAATCTCTGTTCAACCATCCTACAAGCCGTTTTAGCTCTGAGCATAACGTTACTAAGCGTGAGAACGGGGAAGAATGGCTGATTGAAATCCCTTACTTCCTGCGTGAAGACCTGATCAAACCGCAGGACGTGCAAGGCAAACGCAAAGCCGGAAGCTCTATTGAAGAAACACTGCCGGATCTGTATGCGGAATATATCGCTAAACACAATGTTGCATTCCAGCGCACTAAAGAAAGCATCCTCGCGGCTTCTCTGTTCTCTGGCAAGACACATACCCCGAAAACTGACGATGTTCTGATCGATTACAGCACTCTGTTCGGTGTGTCTCCAATGACTGCAACCGTTGACGCATCCAGCACCAACACAATGACCGTATTCAAGCAATTTGATCAGATGCATACGGATATGATTGCTAAGGCACAAAGCCAGGCTGCAACCATTGAGCGTGTTGTTGTGTTCTGTAAACCTGCGGCATTCAACGCTATTCGTTACAGCGTTGGCATGGTCAATGCGTTCCAATATGCAAGCCCTGTAGACGATGCAAACGTGGTGTTTAATGTGCGTTCTCTGCTGCCTGGCGTAACTACTTTCACCATTCCAGGAACTAACATTGATCTGATCAAAGTGACTGATCCGCTGCTGCTGGCACATATGACCGCTGACGCTGTAGCCGTGCCTAAATTCGCTAAGGGTGGAGGTGTTTACCAAGCTATCTATGGCGCGCCTTCCAGTTCCTTCGATCTGCTGTCTCAAGGCGCTAAAGAGTATTACAGCTATGCTTTCGAATCGAATCGCGGCGACGCAGTGCACGTAGTGACCGAGAATAGCTCGCTTGTGGTTAACCACGGTGTTGGCTTCTCTGTGCAGATCACAGTAGCGTAAAAAGTGTTAAAGACGTTCCCCTACGTCTGGAAATAATCGGGGCAATAAGGGTAAGGGATAATCATATAAGCAAAATATGCGCTGTCTCTTGCCCTTTTTGTTTTTCTACTGTCTACAAACCCAAATAAAAATATATATATGTGAGAGAAAACCAATGAATACAGAAAATTCACAGGCATTAATTCTTAAATCTGTAAAAGAACTGGCAGCTATTAGCGATGACTCAATAATCAATGTCAGTGCCTTATGCAGAATGCTTTCAATTGATGCAAATAATGTGCGGCAGCGTGTGTTTCAGACTGGGTGCAGCACTTTTGAAGCAATTACATACTACTGTTCTAAAAAACAATAATAAACAACAATCATAATACAGGGAAACAATTAGCATGTTAGACCTTACCGTCAGCCGCTTATCAAACGTTGTCACCTTCCAGGTTGATCGACCATCATTAGAGAAAGCAAAAGCAGAAGTAGAAAAACTTCGTAAACAAATGGCGGCTGTGAAAGATATAGAATTGCGTGTTAAGACACATAAACAATCAACCGCTAAAGCAAAAAAAGACGTAGACGATATTGCTAAAAAGCAAGCACAGGCTGATAAAGCTAATGCTAAAGCACAATTAGCCGCTCAACGTGTAGTTGCAAGAGAACAAAAAGCCCTGGCAGCACGCAAAGAGAAGGCAGAATTAAAGCTTTTAGACGTTGGATCAAGCATTAGTGCAATGCACCGTCTTTCTGTAGCGGAACAATATAAAGCTATTGCACAGGCTAGAGAAATTGCCCTCCAATATGAAAGAGGCGCTATTAGTCTGGCACGTATGAATAGCCAAATGAAACGCCTACAACAGCAACAACGTAAGATTAATGGCAATCGTAACGCTTACGCTAAAGCCTATGCACCTGTTAAGGGTAGCGGGAGTATTGGCGGCGGTGCTGCGGCTGTTATGCTGGGTGGCTTAGGCGCTGGCGCTGCATATATGGCTATGAGCAAAGCCTCTGAATTTGTTACTAACAGCTTTGCCAGTGCTGAAACGCTGGGAGAATTGTATAGCCGTGCGAAGCTGGGCGGTGTAGACGTTAACCAGATGAACAATATTGAGCAATGGGCGTATAAAAACGGCGTTGATTCAATGATGGGGGATCAAGGTAAACGTAAGTATCTCGATCAGATGAAAGATGTACGGGAGAAGGCTACTAAATCTTATGATGAGGCTGAATATGTAGTTGATAAGAAAACTGGTAAAGGAGAATGGAAGGGCGGCGATAGCGGCATCAATACTTTAATGAATGAAGGATTCCTAACTAAAAAGGATCTAAAAGACTTTGCTGATAATCCGGCTGGTCTGGTTAGTAAAGCAGTTCAGGGAATGGTAGCTAAAGGCTATTCAGATGCACAAATCGGTAGTCGTCTGGAAGATCTGGCTGATGATTTGATGCTCACCTCTAAATACTGGACACGCTCCGCTAAAGAAGTGGAACAATCAGCACGAGAACAACGAGAATCAGGGCGCTGGGTAACGCAGGCACAACAGGAAAGCGTTATTAAATTCCGTGAACTGAATAATGCACTTAGTGGGCTTTCTGACTCACAAGGGATCGCCTTTGTTGATGGCTTTATGAAATCTCTTGATCCGAAAGTGATTGAAGAGTTTAAAAAGAGCATGGTTGCAATGCTGCCAATGTTTACCAAATTAGGCGAGGCTATCGGCGGATTGGTTAACGCTGTAATGAAAGCAATCAACTGGCTGATGAAAAACGACGAGAAGACGGCAGCTATTCAAAAGAATTTAGGGGATGCACCGCCACTATCTAACGAAGGAATGAAGCAGAATCTTTCTAATCTCACTCCTGATCAATATAAAGGCGCTGGCACCGGAACAATTAAGCCAGATAACAGCAATTCCCTGGTTAACACTATTAAAAGCTGGTTTATGCCAGAAGAAACGGTAGGTGGGGCGCAGGCTGTAAATCAATACAGTCTCGAAGGACAAAACATTGCAAATCTGAAACAGAGTGCAGCACAACAAGCTTTCAAGGCTCCTTCTTACACCTTTGCACCTGTTATTAACTTCAATCCAGAATTACAAGTAAATGCAGAAGTGCCGCTAACTATCGAATCAGACACCGGACGATTGAGCGAATTTATCGACTTCAAATCAAAGGCATCCTCCGCTGAGTTTAGCAAGCTATTAACGCTGGGTGTTATGTCAGGCGGGTCAACCTATTAATCATCGCTGTGGGGCTGTTTAGCCCCCTTAAATAAGGATTACAAATTATGGCAATGGGTCCGTTAACCATTGGTCGCCCGACTGAGGCGAAAATCAACAGCACAAGCAACGATAGCAACGGTAGAACAACTAAAGGGGGTAACGGCTTTGCGATCATTGCCTCTAACCTCGGCAGTGGTGCAAATGCTGCTTACAATGACTACCAGGCATTATCATTTGATAGCGTGGAATCGACGAAAATTAGCAGAAATGCAGACGTTACAAGCTATGCTGTCGAATCAGGATCAGAAGTTAGTGATCATGTTCAAATACGGAATAACAAGTTCACATTACAAGGGCGTATCTCTGAAACCGTATTGAAGCTCAATCCCGATATGATTAAGAATGCGGGAATTAACGGCAATCGACGTATGCTTATGCTTGAATACCTAAATCAGTTGATGGACAGTCGCCAACCTTTCCTACTTGTCACTGAGTTAAAAAATTATGACAACGTTGTGTTAGTTGGCATGTCTTATGAAGAAGAAGCAAGCGAAAGCCTATTGTTTACTCTTGATTTTGAGCAAATCCGTCTTGTCTCTAAAGCAACTACAAGCGCAATTGCGGTAAAAACAGCACCAAATAAATCTGTAGGGGGACAGGTTAAAATGCAGGTAAATACAACAGAACAGAAAAATCAAAAAAGCCCAGGGCAAGACGTTGTAACGCCAGTATTTAAACAATAGCCTTAAACGCCTATGAAACGCTCTGTAACGAGATAATCATAAAAGAGGCATCAGTCTATATTGAAGCCTCTTTATTACGTCTATAGCGTTGTTTTACGCCTTAAATTTGATTTTTTATTGATTGATAAGCCTTTCTCTATTTCAGGGTAGCGTAAAAGCTCAATATATTTTTTAAGCTCTACTGGAGAAGCTGCATTCTTGCTATATGTGCGGAATGTTTCTGTATTGCCGCGCTGATGGCCCAACATTAAAGCTATGCGGTCCTCTGGAATTTGATTTCGATCAAGAAGCTGTGCTACTCCGTGTCTCAGAGAATGAAACACTTTCCTTTCTGTTCCCTTTTCCCCTAAAGCCTTTCGTTTAGCTCTTGTAAATCGTTGTGTATGCCACGTAGAGCGTTTACCGTCAGCACGCTCTGTAATGCTGGCGTGATAGAACAAAAAGCCATTGTGAGGCTTTTCACGAAGAGATAACACCAATGGAGTGATAAGGCTATGCACAGGCACAAGACGTGCCGCAGCTTTCGTTTTTCCCTGTGTGATTTCAAAACACAGCACACCTTCGATCTCTTTCACATCGTCTATTGTGAGACTTGCTATCTCATTGATCCGCATACCTGTATATAAACCGATAAGACACAAAGCCGTCATTTCTTTGTTTTCTGCTGAATTACCGGAAAATACTTGCAACACCTGCAATAGCTCTTTGTTAGAAAATGCCTCGTAGCTCTCTCTACTTTGTGCCACATCAAGCCTATGCCCTCGCCAGGGGGAGAGCGCCCTTTCTGGCGCATCGTGGTAACGTGATGAAGCTAATTCCCATAGCTGGGCCATTGGGCTGATATAATTTGCAATTGATTGTTGTGAAAGAGTTTTTTGCATGTGTTCAATCCAGCCTGTAACAGTGGTGCGGCTTACATCTTGCAATGCAATATCAGGCTTTTTACGGTAGGAGAGAAACATCTCTACCGCTTTTCTTGCCTTAGCTAAAGTGGCTGGCTTCTTCTTCGTGCTGTTAATTGTCAGGTAGATTTCAAGAATTTTAAGCAATGACGGACACGAAGACGCTGTATCTTGCACTCTGGTAGCTGTTTTGGCGTATTTAGCCTTACTGCGTAACAGTTCCAGCGTGTTTTCTATTGTGCTGTTTACAGGGGCAACACTCTCCCGTAAGCAATGGTATTCATCTGCAATCTGATCACGCTTTCTACGTGCCACACGAAGATTACTTGTATGTAGACTTCTGACAAACGTCCTTTTTCCTTCAAAAAAGGGCTTCATATACACAGGCAGCGTGATCCTTAAATAGTAGTTACCGTAAGAATCACAGATTAAGTATTGGTTAGGCTTGTATCTCATAAAATCTCCGGCTAAAGTGTCGGAGCGTTTGTAATGTGAAAATTGATTGTGACGCATAGAAAATGATGATTTTTCTATAAGATTCAATCAATTAGTAATGGTCGTAGGTGATGGCATTAACACGAGATTAATCGAGTGTTTTACTCCTATTATCGGCACCATCTCCACTTCTTCAAACATCCGTATTAATCCATAATCATACTGTTTTATAAAAGATTTTTTGTTCTTTTTGTCCATGTTAGTCCATAACCTTCCAGTGGAATCCAGTACTAAATGTGTATAGGATTATGTATATGTTCCTGTTCGATTATGGAATTCTATACACATGCCCCTAAATGATATGCAGATTCGCCGTGCTAAACCTGAAGCTAAAGCCTATACACTTGGGGATGGGCAAGGGTTGTCTTTACTTGTAGAGCCAAATGGAAGTAAAAGTTGGCGATTTCGTTACCGCTATGCAGGTAAGCCTAAAATGATCTCGCTTGGTGTCTATCCAACGATCACACTTGCTGAAGCTCGTTCTCGCCGTGATGAGGCACGAAAAATAGTGGCTGAGGGAAAAAATCCTAGTGAGGTTCGAAAAGAACAAAAACTAGCATTAAGAATTCAATCTGAGAACGCATTCGAAAAGATTGCCAGAGAGTGGCATCAGATGAAATCGGCAAAATGGTCTGCTGGGTATGCCTCAGATATTATTGAAGCGTTCCAGAATGATATTTTTCCGTATGTGGGGGCGAGGCCTGTAGGGGAAATTAAACCGCTAGAATTGCTAAATGTACTGCGTAAAATTGAGAAGCGTGGTGCATTGGAGAAAATGCGCAAAGTGCGGCAACGTTGCTCAGAGGTTTTTCGATATGCCATTGCTACTGGAAGAGCAGAGTTTAATCCTGCGGCAGATCTGTCCAGTGCCCTTGAAGTTCATAAATCAAATCATTTTCCTTTCTTAAAATCAGATGAGATACCTGATTTTCTGCGTGCTTTAGATAGTTATACAGGAAGCCGACTTGTTCAGATTGCCACAAAATTATTAATGGTTACGGGGGTTAGAACTATCGAGTTACGAGCAGCATTATGGCAAGAGTTTGATCTAGATAACGCTATTTGGGAAATTCCTGCTGAGAGAATGAAAATGCGTAGGCCGCACCTTGTCCCCTTATCGACGCAGGCGCTAGGCTTTCTTAATGAACTCAAATCTATGACAGGAAATTATCGTTATGTTTTTCCTGGACGGAATGATCCAAATAAACCTATGAGTGAGGCAAGTGTTAATCAACTTATCAAACGAATAGGCTATGCTGGAAAACTTACAGGACATGGGTTTAGGCATACATTATCAACAATTCTTCATGAAAATGGCTTTAATACCGCTTGGATTGAAATGCAACTTGCTCATGTAGATAAAAACTCTATAAGAGGAACATATAATCACGCCCAATATTTTGAAAAGCGAAAGGTGATGATGCAATGGTATTCAGATAATATTTTTAGTTAATATAATTGTTTTTTAGTTTTAGTATTTATTTTTTATAAAAAAGAAAAGGGGCTAGCCCCTTCGAAAATTACTAATTATTGTCATCGTGAAATAAGTTTATGAAGACAATGTCATCCCTTTTCATATGTTTATCTGCTATTGATTTTGTTTTTGTTATTAATTTTTTTGTGATATCTTCATTGTGATAACAATACATTATGTCTTCTAATTTTATACTGGGGTTAGACAGGTGATATTCATTTTTAGAGTAAACTCCTTTTCCGTTAATGGTGATTATAACAAGCACTATAAAATCACCTAGTTTAGTGGCGATAACTGCTAAACAACATGCATTTATTTCACTTGGGGGTGATTTTATTTTATTCTTAGATGTCAGTTTCATTGCTGGGGAATAATTTGGGTTACTTAGTAATTGCCCAATTATGTTAGTATTATCACTATGTATACCCAATTTTGTAATAGTTGTCTTAACTTGCCCCTGAATACTTAATCGGTCAGATATAATAATAGCATTCTCTGTTGTATTTAATGCCTGAATACAGCTTTCAATTAATGAGGTGTCTTGTATTAGTTCTTTATTGGCATTTGTTATTAAAGTCATTGGGTTATGACTGTTAGAAATATTTATTTCAAATTCCAGCATGTCCTTCTGTTCATAAATCCATCGCATGATGGTTAAATTATCTTTGATCTCAAATAGATTCAATATGTTGTCATATGAATCAAATCGATATGTAAGGAGTCCTGTTTTAAGATAAATTAAAATGTCGAAATAAGAGGATTTTAATCTTGCTTTGATATGCTTATCTGGAGCATTGATGGATAGTGGACTAACATATAATTTACATTCGAGGCGAATGGTTTTTTTTGATGTCATGTTTGTTATTTTCAATATGGCATCTGTTTCAAAATTTTCAACCCCAAACGATAAATCGGCTTCAGAAAAACTCTTGTTCTCAAGAGGCATAGAGATATTAAATCGTTCGTCAAAGCACTTTATATTTCTAGCTTTCGCTTTATTAACCCATCCAAGAGACGCATTGATCAGATTATCGTATTCAACTTCCGCTTTTGTCTGAAAAGTTAATTTATATCCTCCATTTTCATAACCTAAATTTTTTAAGTGATTTATTTTCTTTTCAGTATAAACTTCCATACCTTCATTTACGTATGATTCAATTGTAGACTTTAAATGTTCACCTGTTATTGCGTCTAATTTATGGGGGCTGTCAAATGATACTGTAATGTTAATTTTGTTCAGTTTTTTGGGTTCTTTTAAAATAGAGTTTTCTCTGGCTCTTTGTAATGTTTTAAACATTAGATTTTTATCAAAGTGTCTAACATAAACTGCTTGTGGAGTATTGCTTTTATTATACTCAATGAAAAAAAAGAAAGCGGGGAGCTTACTTCCGCATAAACGCATCATATTTGATAAAGTAATTTGTACTTTTTTTGAAGTACCATCAGTTGCTTTGACTTGAATTTTACACTCGATAGGGGATGCACTTTTATCTATCATTGGGTGAGTTGAAAATTGTGTAGGGAAGTCAACAATGAAATCCCATCCAGCACTGTCTTTTAATGATGGGTTGTATATTAACCCAACAGATGCGCAAAGTTGCATAAATAATGCCTCGCCCATGCTTCCTAGATCCCGTTCTTGCACATTATCACCTTTCTAACAAATAATGTTCCATATCATCAGTTAACATCAAGTTTGAAAAACACAATTGATGCTGCGAACTAAGTTACAAGTATTCTAATAAAAAATTAAATTTGCAGGCAACAATGTATTGTAGTTGAACAAGATATGTAAAACACGATGCAACATTGAAGTTATCCAATTCGAAACAAGTTTCCATTAACAGTGGCAGAATGCCTTTGCTGCAGTTGATTAAGATAACACCTTAGATGTCTTACGGAGCCAAGCCTTCTATGATCTATATCAGTTGTTTTCACACTATCTCCATTATGTAACACATTATGTTTTATGACAGTTGAATGCGTTAGATTCCTTAGGCTCTTTTAGCTAAGGTATTTGGGGTTACTGGATTTCAATTTCCTTTTTAGCGCGCAGTGCTTTCCCCGCCTCGCCCGCCCGCTTTGTGGGGCGGTTTTAATGCAGTTGTACTGACACGCTCAGACTGCGCCGGGAATGGCGCGGTCTGCAGAAAATGAGGCAGGGAAACGCATGCAAAGCTATGCACCTTATCGATGCATGGCTTTTTTCAGTAAAAACAGGCGGATTTTCGGGGAATTTTACACAGACTGACGTGATGCCAGTTGCGCACTTTTACGCGAAAAAATCATGTTCTGCGCAGGGGTGAATTTTTCACGGCTGTCATCCACCGAAGCCGCGTCAGGCCTGAATCCGATGGTCGTTAAAATGTCGCTATCCTGTGCGGAATAATTAATTTTTTCCCCCTTCGCAAGCCAGGACAGAAGGGCTTCACGCAGGGCATCTGTGGCACGCTGTATGGCACAGTTTCGGGCAATGACCGTCAGCTCACTGTAGCCCATCAGCTCCGGTGCCAGTGCCGCCGCCAGTGCTGTGCCGTGCTGCTGCATAAAATCATTCAGCCGGTCGCGGATGCTGATGTGCTGAACGGCTTCATGCGAACGAATATAACGACCGGCGGCCTGATTCACCTGCCATTTTCTGACTTCGATAATATTGCGTAATTCGTCCAGGCGACTGACGTTTCTGCCTTCTCCTGACAGAAGCCGCAGGTATTCCTGTTCGGCCGCTGCCAGCTCATTTTTGCGTTGCAGCCATGCTGCTTTGTTATTCTGACAGGTGTCAAAGGCCTGCTGTAAGGCTGTGCTTTCCATCGTTATCTCTTTCTCATCATGCTGAAGAATAAAAATACGGTGTGCGGCGACGGCCGGTGTTAACCGGCAGCCCTCATTCCAGACGCAGCGAATATGATTGTGTTTTTAACCGTACTGGCGGCAGTTCCTGTTTTTCATGCAGGCTTTCTGCCAGTTCGTCCGGTGTGACCGGGCGGACAATGAAACGGTTGATGGTCTGAAGCGTTTTAAACACCAGACCACAGCCCGGATCCGTGCACACATAAAAACGCTCGGTGACTTCCTGAGACAGACGCCGCGATGTTCTTGACAGTGCAAGGCCTTTACATCTCCGACAACAATATCCGGTAACAAGCATTCTTTTCGGGCGTTTCATACTGCCGGAGGCTGACGTCAGTGAATCGCGGTATCTCTGTTTGCCTGAAATGTATTCCATTCCTGAATCTTTACAGTCAGAGAAAAAGCTTTCACTCGCTTCAAATGTCGCAGAGCAATAAATATTCCGGCACTGTGCAATCATTATCTTGGTGCCATCGTCCATGAAATGTGCGCGACGGGTGTGAGCAACATGTCCACACGACGGGCAGTAAATCATGACAGCAGTCCTCTGGCCTTAAGCTCTGCTCCCTGCTGGTCTATTTTGTCCTGCCACACCTTGCGCTGTGCCGGTGTGCCTGCCACCTCATAATCCATGTGCGGGAGTGTTGCCGCTGACAGTCCGGTCAGCCGGAGAACCGGCTCGCCGGTGAGGCTGATTTGCATCTGTTTAATTTTCTGTTCCAGCGATGATTTCACCTGCTGCATGACAGCCTTTTCCGGCGCGACGTAGCCCTGATGGCCGGTGGTGTTGGCGAGCGGATTTTCCTGTACCTGGATGCTCAGATGCATTGCCCGGACAAGCGCCTCACAGGTTTCATTCAGGGCGTGTTCCAGCTCATGCTCTGCATACAGACTCAGCAGGTGATGATGTGCCTTCCGGTAGGCGGTGGCCGTGCTGTCACACGCCCCTTTCAGGCGTTCACGTTCAAAATTCAGCACCACGGCCAGATTGTCATATTCCTGTACCAGCTCCCGGCGTGCCACGCGCTCAATGTGGCGCTGTTTCAGCTCGTCGCTCAGGACACCACCGGCTGCACGAAAGGCCGTGCGCCAGTCGTCAGCGTCGTTTCCGTCGGCCTGCGCCAGCGCATTTTTTTCCTGCTCTGCCCGTTCAATGGCCGTGACGGTCTCATCCATCAGGCGGGCGTTCTCAAGATGGGCGGCTCTGGCCTTTTCCAGTTGTGCCAGCGCGGGTTGCAGATATTCAGGGATGGTGTTGTCAGACATTTTCCGGCTCCTCGTCACTTCAGGTTAAGAAAATTGTGACGTACACCGGACAACAACACGACGCATTGCAGATGTGCCAGCCCTGACACAGGAGACTCATCCTCAGACCGGCAAGCCAGGAAAAGGTCGCAGGAAAAACCGGCTTACTGTTTGTTTTTTTATATTTTACTGTTCACCTCTGTTCACCTCTATTCACCTTAATAAAAAAGATAAGTAATACAGTAAGTTAAATGGTGAACAATCGCAGTAATGACTGTTCACCGTCTGTTCACCACTGTTCACCCGTTGATGGGCTTTTTGTGCTGTTTATTACTTTTTATTTTTATTAATTCACTGAAATAAATAAGAAAAAACAATTTGTATTTCACTATAATTTTTTCCAGCTCCTTCCAGAGCGTTTTAAAGCTATCTGGCGCTGATGTACAAAAAATACACAGCCATTGTAAGGCTGCCGGAACAAATCCCCCCTGTTGCGTCTGCCGAAAATATTCACAAAATAAAGCGCTACCCGAAGCCGGACGGACTTATCCGGTGCTGTATGGACATTAACGAGGTAGCCCGATGCAAGCTGTTTTTTCCTCCCCGTCTCCCGCCCCTGTGACGCCACTGATGCCGCTGCCGGACATCACGCAGGAGCGTTTTTTACGTCTGCCGGAAGTGATGCACCTGTGCGGCCTGTCACGCTCGACCATCTATGAACTCATCCGTAAGGGGGAATTTCCGCCGCAGGTGAGTCTTGGCGGTAAAAATGTGGCCTGGCTGCACTCTGAAGTCACCGCATGGATGGCCGGGCGCATTGCCGGACGCAAACGGGGGTACGACGCATGATGATGCCTGTTCTGCAAAAACTTCCTTTTTCTGGCTTGCCTTTTTCCGGCATTTGCGGATATAGTTTTTCCGCTGCCGCAAAATCGGCAGCCGGGCGTGGAAACCCGAGTATGTTATCGGCGACATATGACGCGCCATGCGTCTTTTTTTGTGTCGCAATCAACGCCACAGAGCGCCAGATTATGGTGTGGTGTGTGGTCAGTCGAGCAAATGGCACTCCGTGCATTCTGCCCGCGTCCGCTCATTATACCGCAGAGTCAATGGTAGCTCAGGCGGGGCAGCCTCCGGGCTGGCCGGTTTCCGATAACGCCGGTATTTCCACCCCCGTCTGGGCTATCGCCATCGAGCGTGGAAACTCCGGCGATAGCGTCATTTACGCTGTTATCGGAGGTTGCCTTATGGCTACGACCCTTACCCCCTCACACCCTGAATTTGTCTTTGTGTTTGCGGCTGTCCGTCGCGCAGACCGTCATCCCCGTATCTGTATGCTTCGCACCGTCGCCGGTGATGAACGCAGCGCCCGCCGTTCCCTTGTCCGTGACTATGTGCTCTCCCTTGCTGCTCGTCTGCCGGTGGTGGAGGTGTCCCGTGCGTAATAAAAAACCCCCTCAGACCGTCTCAGCGCGTCATGACGCCCGTGAACACCTCAGCATTGAGGCTTACCATAAGCTCAACCGCGCCAGCGCCGTATCCCAGTTTGTTGGGGGTGATTTGATTCACCGTGAACTCTCCGGCCTGCATCAGCTCTACATTCCGCATATTTTCAGTTACCTGAATGAAGATATTGATTTTGTGCTGAATGAACTGAAAGCCAAAGGCCTGTGCCGCGATTTTCTCGCCCAGCAGAAAGACCGGGGAGACAGGACGCATGTTTGATTTTCCCCAGCCCGGTGAGATTTACCGTTCTGCCGGTTTTCCCGATGTGGCCGTGGTCGGCATTCTGGAAGACGGTATTCCGTGGGAAATGCCGTACCGCTGCCCGGAAATTGTCTGGAACCCGTACCGCCGTAAATTCAGTATCCTTGTGCGTATCCTCGCCGACGGGCGCACCACAGACATCCCGCTGGGGCGTTTTCTGCGGGAATTTACCTGTGACCGTCCTGACCTGTTCAAACGCAGCCCCGTAAACCGGCATGCGGTACTGAAAGAAATGGCCGGAGACCCGGAATTACAGAAATGGCGGGAGAAATATCTGGATATTTACCCGCAGGACCCTGTTCCGGTCAGCCGGGCGGCACCGGTGGCGCGGGAATGGCGGGAAATTCCCCGCACGGAGCCTGACCCGGAAATCACCCCGGATAACAGTTACCGCAATTATCTGTAATTAAAAAACGACACCCGAAAAATTAAATGTGCGTATTCGCGCAGGGATACGCACGTCTTCAGGAGACGCAGATATGCCTTATCAGTTAATGCAACCGGCACAGAATGCAGTCATCTGTCACAGGGAGGAAAGCAAATGAAAACACCCTTACCGCCCGTCTTACGCGCTGCCCTTTACCGTCGCGCTGTCGCCTGTGCCTGGCTGACCGTGTGCGAACGTCAGCACCGCTACCCGCATCTCACCCTTGAGTCACTGGAGGCGGCCATCGCCGCTGAGCTGGAAGGCTTTTATCTGCGCCAGCACGGTGAGGAAAAAGGGCGTCAGATAGCCTGTGCCCTGCTGGAAGATTTAATGGAATCCGGCCCCCTGAAGGCCGCGCCGTCGCTGTCCTTTCTCGGGCTGGTTGTGATGGATGAACTCTGTGCCCGTCACATAAAAGCGCCGGTACTGCACTGAAGGAGAACTACACCATGAAAATGAACGTAACCGCCACCGTCAGTCATGCGCTCGGCCACTGGCCGCGTATTCTCCCGGCGCTGGGGATTCAGGTGCTGAAAAACCGTCATCAGCCCTGTCCGGTCTGTGGCGGGAGTGACCGCTTCCGTTTTGATGACAGGGAGGGGCGCGGCACCTGGTACTGCAATCAGTGTGGTGCCGGTGACGGCCTGAAACTGGTTGAAAAGGTGTTTGGTGTTTCCCCGTCCGACGCGGCCGCAAAGGTGGCTGCCGTGACCGGCAGTCTGCCCCCGGCTGACCCGGCAGTGACGGCCGCCGCCGTTGCTGAAACAGAAGCCGCCCGGAAGAACGCCGCCGCACTGGCACAAACCCTGATGGCAAAAACCCGTCCCGGAACCGGTAACGCCTACCTGACCCGCAAGGGCTTTCCCGGCCGGGAATGCCGGATGCTGACCGGCACACACAGAGCCGGTGGCGTGAGCTGGCGCGCCGGTGACCTTGTGGTGCCACTGTATGACGACAGCGGCGAACTGGTTAACCTTCAGTTAATCAGTGCTGACGGCCGTAAGCGCACCCTGAAAGGCGGACAGGTCAGGGGCACCTGTCACACCCTTGAAGGACAGAATCAGGCCGGAAAACGTCTGTGGATAGCGGAGGGATACGCGACCGCACTTACCGTACATCACCTGACCGGTGAAACGGTGATGGTGGCGCTTTCTTCCGTGAACCTCCTTTCTCTGGCCAGCCTTGCCCGGCAGAAGCATCCGGCCTGTCAGATTGTCCTTGCCTCAGACCGTGACCTCAGCGGTGACGGCCAGAAAAAAGCCGCCGCAGCCGCAGATGCGTGTGAAGGTGTTGTTGCCCTGCCGCCGGTCTTCGGTGACTGGAATGATGCCTTCACGCAGTACGGCGGGGAAGCCACCCGTAAGGCCATTTACGATGCCATCCGGCCACCGGCTGAAAGCCCGTTCGACACCATGAGCGAAGCGGAGTTTTCCGCCATGAGTACCAGCGAAAAGGCCATGCGTATCTATGAGCATTACGGCGAGGCGCTCGCGGTTGATGCCAACGGCCAGCTTCTGTCCCGTTATGAAAATGGTGTCTGGAAGGTGCTGCCGCCACAGGACTTTGCCCGGGATGTGGCCGGACTGTTTCAGCGTCTGCGCGCGCCGTTCTCCTCCGGGAAGGTGGCCTCCGTGGTGGACACCCTGAAGCTGATTATTCCGCAGCAGGAAGCCCCCTCCCGCCGCCTGATTGGCTTTCGTAACGGCGTGCTCGACACGCAGAACGGTACGTTCCACCCGCACAGTCCGTCACACTGGATGCGTACCCTGTGTGATGTGGATTTCACCCCGCCGGTGGACGGTGAAACGCTGGAAACCCACGCTCCCGCGTTCTGGCGCTGGCTTGACCGTGCTGCCGGTGGTCGTGCGGAAAAACGCGACGTGATTCTGGCCGCACTGTTTATGGTGCTGGCAAACCGCTACGACTGGCAGCTCTTTCTGGAGGTGACCGGTCCCGGCGGCAGCGGCAAAAGTATCATGGCCGAAATAGCCACCCTGCTGGCCGGGGAGGATAACGCCACGTCGGCCACCATTGAGACGCTGGAATCCCCGCGTGAACGTGCCGCGTTAACTGGCTTCTCACTGATACGCCTGCCGGACCAGGAAAAATGGAGCGGCGACGGAGCCGGACTCAAGGCCATCACCGGCGGCGATGCGGTGTCCGTTGACCCGAAATACCGGGATGCGTACTCCACGCACATCCCGGCGGTAATTCTGGCCGTGAACAATAACCCGATGCGCTTCACCGACCGCAGCGGCGGCGTGTCACGCCGGCGGGTGATTATTCACTTCCCGGAACAGATAGCCCCGCAGGAGCGCGACCCGCAGCTTAAGGACAAAATCACCCGCGAGCTGGCGGTCATCGTGCGTCACCTGATGCAGAAGTTCAGCGACCCGATGCTCGCCCGGTCACTGCTTCAGTCCCAGCAGAACTCAGACGAGGCGCTGAACATCAAACGGGATGCCGACCCGACGTTTGATTTTATCGGCTATCTGGAAACCCTGCCGCAGACCAGCGGCATGTATATGGGGAACGCCAGTATCATCCCGCGTAATTACCGTAAATACCTCTATCACGCCTATCTGGCCTACATGGAGGCAAACGGCTACCGGAATGTACTCAGTCTGAAAATGTTCGGGCTGGGGCTGCCGGTGATGCTGAAGGAATACGGACTGAATTACGAGAAGCGCCATACCAAACAGGGGATACAGACCAACCTGACACTGAAAGAGGAAAGCTACGGCGACTGGCTGCCAAAATGTGACGACCCTGCAACAACCTGACCCACCTGACCGGCATCTGCCGGTCTTTTTTTTATCCCGACCTCCCCCGAAGGTGAACAATCCACTGTTCACCCTTCACCGTATATTCACCCGTTATCACACTGAAATTAAAAGAGAAAAATGAAAGGTGAACAGTGTGAACAATCAAATCAAAAAAAACTTTTTTCTCCCTGTGCGATTTTCAGTACGGGGGATTAATCACCGGTATGAGTCACACCGGCAGAATGCCGGAGGTGAAGAATCGAATGTTCACCCTTCACCCATTATTCACCACCTATCATGCTGAAATAAAAGGAGAAAACAGAAATGTGAACAGTGTGAACAGTTCTTTCGAAAAAAAACTTTTTTCTTATTTTTAATTGTGCGAAAAACAAGCGACGCACGCAGTGTGTATAGATATGTGTATAGTTATATTTTTTGAATATTATAATCTATTATAAATCAATGTGTTAACTTGTAATGTTCATTCCTATTATCACCCCATATTTAAATACACCACGTTTCCTCCTGTGCCGCATTTGTGCCATTGTAACCTTGGCAATTCATCAAAATACTGTTCTGACATCAGGCAGTGCAGGTGCAGCTATTTAAACCAATTGCTGCCGCCATTCTTTGACGTAGTCAATCAGGGCGCGGAGCTTTGGTGCAATATTGCGACGCTGTGGGAAATACAGATAGAAGCCCGGAAATTGTGGAAGAAAGTCATCAAGCAGCGATACAAGCTTACCGCTTTCAATATATGGCCTGAAAGTTTCCTGAGTGGCAATTGTTATTCCTCCGCCGGCAAGAGCCAGCCTCAACATCAGACGCAGATCATTAGTCGTAATCTGCGGTTCAATCGCAAGGTCGAAAGTTCTCCCGTTTTCTTCAAATGGCCAGCGATAAGGCGCAACCTCCGGGGACTGACGCCAGCCGATACACTTATGGGTATTTCCCCCGGAGGCGAGAAAGCGCTCTCCACGCCCGGCCGCAAGGATCAGGACGACGGGGGCAGGCAT